TTATATTTGTACATAATAAAACTATGTGGCTTCTTGCTCTCCTCATACTCATTGATCTTTTGATTCTCTCCCAAACAGGAAAGAGACGCCTTGATGTTACGGTCGGTGCGTCAGTTTCAAACGGAGAACAGTGGACTATTTACGGGACCATGGGCTGTGGATGGACTCGTAAACAGTTAGATTACATGAAGAAGAATGGCAAACCCCACCGATTTGTGGATTGCGATAAGGAGGGTTGTTCAGGTATGGAAGCCTTCCCAACCCTCGTGAGCCCTAATGGCGAAAAGATTGTGGGTTACAGCGAGATTTAAGCCCGAACAATGCTGAGGGACAAGGCAAGGATGAAAGCATCAAGCATGGTAGAGATTGGCTTGAGAATGGTGATGTGCTTCACGAGGGATCGGTTCCACGCGTATCGGAGAACGAAGGTCGCGATGAGAATATTGAGAATGAAGAGGAGAAGCTCGGTGAGCATATCCGACTTGGTTTCAGACTTGGCGACACGGTCGAGGACTTGCATTTTACTAAATAGCTATATTTTTTTCTGTACCAACTACAAATGAAAAAGGACCTTCTTCCCACAAGTGGTTCTGAAAGAAAGTTCACCAACCGTCGTTGGGGGACTGCCACTGGTATAGGTAACAACAACTGCTATGCCTATGCCGTTGGTGACTACGAAGCCTACAGGTGGCAAAAATCAATCCCAGGTGATCGTTCGGGTCTCTCAAATAAACCAAATGATTACACAACTTGCACTGGACTTCCAAAGGCGGTTCTTTCCGACAACCCCGGAAAGATCTATCGTGTGAAAGCCAATGAAAAGTGTAAGAAGGGATACTATAAAGTCATGATGTTTGTGTGTCCTGGAAGACCAACAAACTACATTCGTCAAGGCGACTTCCACTTCTATGTTCAACACAGTGTTGTGGAGTATCGCATTAAACCCGGTGACACACAAGAGTCTGTGGCAAAGTTCTTCAAAGTTCCAGTCTCTCGCGTAAAGCGTGCTGGTAAATTTGCACCAAATAAGCGAATTGTTTTCCGAGCCAATGTCTTCAGCCACAAGCGGGGGTGGGCGACGGGACCGCTTCTGGTTGATGCATCTGGCAAGGCGATTAAAGATCCTCGGAAGGCGGATAGGAACTATCCTGGTCTAAACTACGAGCGATACTGTAGCTCATTCTGCGTCAAGGACAAGGGCATCAAGGTCGGAAAGACTCACCCCAAGGTCCGCAAGAAGACTGTCTAAATCCACTGTATTTTCAACATCAAAAGACATATCAAATATATCCATTATATTGAAAACGGCTTCACTCTCCAATGACACAGCATTAGACTGTGCTGTGTAATTGTTCTGAACCGTCACAGTAACCTTAAATTGTGAAACGTCAAACACTTTTCTACATATGGGACAAGTATTCTTACCTTTACTTTTCCATTCCTCTAGACAGTGGGAATGAAACATATGTCCACAACGGATCGGGGTATTGGTCCTTGTTGACCTTACCTCATTGAGACATATGGCACATTGTGACATTCTAGAGTATGGTTTCAAAGTTTTTATTGAAATTTATCACACCGTCTAATAAGTCTTGGACATATCGGTGTATCGGTCGCATGGATCACAGCTGGAACGAGATTGTTCTTGGATCTTATTGAGGAGTTCTGGCCCCTGCTTTTGAAGAAGTTGACGGTAGCTATAGTTGTCTTCGCGGGAAATTTTGTTTTGTTCCATGATGTAGTTATTGGTAAGCTGGGCTGAGGAGTTGAGGGTGAAGCATCGCCCGTCGGCCATTCCAAGTCGTTGAGACATCTTTATTAAATTAGGATTAGAAATTAATTTGTCTATTCGTGATCGTCTGGAGCCAGGAGTTGAATCCCTTTGCTCTCAGGTGTTCAACCATGGGTTCACACTTGTGTCCCAAAAATGTATCAAAGACATCCGTCTCAGTGGTTGGGGAGACCCGAATTTGGGGATCGTCGTTGATGTGTTGATTGATAATGTTGTACGCAAAGGCAATCTCTTTGAGGGTCTCTGCACCAGTAATGATAATCTTGCCAGTTGAGAAGATGCTCGTCGTAATTTCTTTCATATCTTGAGCCGGTTGAAACTTGATTTTTACAGCTGAGTATCTGTCGGGTTCAAAAGAGACTTTAAAGATCTCGGAGTGGTTCTCAAAGTGTTGAGCCACCCTCATGAGATTGATGTTGTAGTTGAGGGAGAAGTTGGAGTTGATCATGACAACTCGGAAGGAATCCACTGGCATTTGAATCTCCATTCCCAAAAAGGTTTTGAAGATGTGGGTCAATTGGGTGATAATCCTCTTACAGTCAAAGAGATCACAGCATCCTGCGACCTGAATAGAACCATTCGGAAAAACCTTGACAGACTTCGTACTGTAACTGTCATGGTATGTGAGAGTCACTTGATTGTAAAAAGTTGTCGGTTTCAATTTCCATTCAAACCCCGCGGCACTTTCAGTACCAACGCGTTTCAACTTGTATGACCCCAATTCCTCAAAGGTGCTGCGAAGTTTCTTTATGTCAATGTCTTGGATAAAGCTTGAGACCATAGTGATTGTCGTAATCTTTATCCAAGAAGGTCTTGTTTCGTCGGGAAGTTGTTTCCTAAACTCATCAAGGGTGAGGAGGTAGGAAAAACTGTTGTTGGCAATAGCCGAATACATGCGTGTAGCTTTCTCTCGTCTTTATCTAATTTTTAAGTAGCAAGTCGCGACTTAGGTTAGCTCCATGTATTTCCTGGGAAAGTCAATGTATAGGTATCAGCTGTATTTGCGATAGCTGGAGTTTCCTTAACTACGGTAGTACCATCAGCTGCCAAAATAACAGCCTTGATACCAACGGCGCGGTTCTTACAACATGTAGTTCTGTTTGTGATAACAAGCTTCTTAATTTCCTTTTCTGTGCCGAGGTCAACTTGTAAATAATCAATCTCCTCTTCGGTTCTACCCTTTGTGTGAGCAAAATTAGTCTTGTTACCGTCGGTCAGATTTATGTAACCATGTGTTGAAGAATATTCAGAACTTCCAGTGACAGTTTTACCCGCAGCCAAGTTTGTACCACTCACATCAAACACTTCAAGTTCTGCGAGGTTGATAATTCGGTTTTTGTCGTCAACGTTACCCTCGGCACTCTCGTCATAAGCAACAGTATGCTCCAATTTCACATAGCGACCTTTTGGTGGTCCACTTGGAGGGGCTGGTCCTGTGGACGAGGGTCCTGTGGACGAGGGTCCCTTCTGACCACCCATTACGGTCATTGCTACACTCGAAGAAATGCAACATACACTGAGAAGACCAACACCCGCAAGCATCGATACAACTGACATATTTCTTTACATTACTTAGAGATTATATTCGTCTGTAGATCAAAATGACATCTTTCATCAAGTCAGCTAAGGCTGTCTACGATGTTGAGTCTGAATTGGAATATGTTGAGATTCGGTATGAGCGATTTGTGAGGGGTAAGGGCTATGAGACCTATGTAGACTACATTAACACAAAGCCCCTCGCCGATTGGGTTGTGCTCAATTCCAAAACACAGTCTATTCCATATGAAAAGTTCTTAGACACGATGTGTGAAAAGACCCTTGAAGTCCGCCAAAAAATGGCCGAATTGGCCCTTGAAAATATTGTGGCCGATAGACGCAGTGTACATACATACATTCGGACAGCTTACGCGAGTACTATTTTAGATTCCACCTTCCAGCCACCTTGGATTAATATTAAGAGTGCTTGGCAGAGGGAGTTTATCCGGAAGTTTTGTGAAGATACGCTGATGGATCTGGTACAAAGGACGACAAATGAATCAAGACTTGAATATTTCTTTAGCGTCTTGCGTAGTATAGAATCATCGCAATAGCCAAAAGGCAGATGAGAGCCCCCACAATGGAGAACTTTGGATTCTTGGCGACACCGACAACAACGCGCTCAATAAACTTTCTATCATTCTTTGTGAAACCTGTGTCAATGTTTCTTCGTGGGTGAACTGGTCTAGATAAAGAACAGGCACCCTTAGATTCAGCACACAGACCATAGTCGCAGTAGACACTACGCTCCTTTTCTGGAATACCTGGTTCACTNCGCATTTCNGTGAAATCCTCAAAGTTGCCCGTCTGTCTCACACCCCCTGGAAGGGAGAAATCATGGGAGACAAATGGGTTGACATCATTGATGGCATCTTCATCATTGAGCATGTACTTACTCATAGTTACTTTTACTTCAGATTATATTTTTTAGTTTTCATTTTAGATCGATGTTCATCCCACATCTTATCGAGGTCAACATCTAACATATGGGCCAATTGGAAGAGGTAACTGAAGACATCACCCATCTCCATCATAACATCCGTACCCCTTTCCTTCTTGAGCCCAGTCTTTTTGTAAGTCTTTTTGTATTGGCGAATAGCCGAAGCAAGTTCACCAACTTCTTCGGTCAGGAGAAGCCATACTGTATCTACAGCGGCTCGGTCCCATCCCTTTGATTTACATACTTTTTCAGTCTCCGATTTATAATAATTGAGGCTCATCTTACTTTGTCAACGACTCAAAACTTTAATTGATACCAATCTTGTTATTTTTGCCAATCTTTTTACCAACGGTACTGGTATTGATTGGTTGATCAAGTGGTGTAGCGATGGTATCAATATCTTGGACATATGCCATATATTGGGAAACACCGGTTTGAATTTGACCCAAGGCAGTCTCAATGACCCGTCCATTCATAAACTTGACTTGTTCGTTCACACGGGAGTGGTGGTCACCGGAGTTATTGATAAAGACGACGCGCATGAGGCTGTACAAGTCATCTGGGTTTTGACGATCAATCGCAATCCCAGTCTTATCCTTGAACGCCTGACGGATTCCACGCTGGAGAAGATTTTGGTTGAACTCAGAAAAGAACAGGGTGTTGAGTGGAGTCTCACACTGCTTGAGGGAGTCGAGGTGGAGGTTGTCACACATTTAATATACCCTCGGAAAAAAAACTCTGTAAATACTAAATGTTGAACATCGCCGACTTCGACGAAGCCTATGCCAACAAACCCACAAATGTTGAGCAAATTCCATGCCAACCCCCAGCCTGCTTCGTTGGATCATATGCTCCAGTGAGTAAGCCAGGTGAAGAAGGTCGCTTCTTCAACAATTCCTACCTTCTCCAGAAGGATCGTAAGTTTGAAACCTTCGGTACAGTCAAGGTGCGAAGTGGTGATATTGAAAAGTGCCTCAAGTAAGTTAAAAATAAAACACGATGACTAATTAGTAAACATGAGAGTCGTTAAGCGCTCAGGTCGTATTGAGGATATGAAATTTGATAACATCACCAATAGGATCAAGAATCTAACATACGGACTCTCAGAAAATTGCGACTCTTCCAAGGTTGCCCAACAAGTTGCCTCATCCCTTTACGATGGTATTACCGTTCAGGAGATTGATACCCTTTCCGCAGAAGTCTGTATCGGTTTGATTACATCAGACCCAGACTATGAAATACTCGCAACCCGAATCACCGCCAGTAACATCCAGAAGGTCTGCCCCAACAATTTCCACATCGCTATGAAGAAGTTGGCCAAAGCTGGTATTGTGACCGATGAAGTTGCGCGCATTGCTGGTCGTGTCAGGGACGATATTGATACGAAGCGGGACTATGATTTTGGTTACTTTGGTCTCAAAACCCTTGAGAAGAGCTACCTCCAGAGACTGGATGGTGTCTTGATGGAAACCCCACAGTACATGTTCATGCGGGTCGCGATCGGCATCCACGGGGAAGACATTGATTCTGTCTTGGAGACATACGACAAGATGTCCCAAGGTATGTTCATTCACGCAACACCAACCCTCTTCAATGCTGGTACACCAAGACCGCAGATGTCCAGTTGCTTCCTTATCGCCAACAAGGAGGACTCAATCAACGGTATCTATGGAACTCTTACGGAGTGTGCGCAAATCTCAAAGTGGGCTGGGGGTATTGGGATGCACATCCATGATGTGAGAGC